AATCCATTCTAACTTTGATGGGTGGTATCTTTGTGCGTTTTTGATGTTTAAATTCTTTTCTATAACCGGATAAATTTGATGAACAACAGCACCTGGATAATTTGATTGCAACTGTTCACCTAGTTCTCTTGGTGAAGGAACTCCGGTTTTAGTGACTAATTCTAAACGATATAAACTTCCTTGCCACATTACATCGGCAACATATTCCTCACCGACTTGTTGTGGTTGTTCTGATTGTGAGTTGATATAAAGATTTCCTGTGAAATCGCCAGCAATATTAACCGACTCTGAGATAAATTGCTTGAAAGATTTCATATCATTCCTCTTCTTGCTCTTCTTCTTGTGAGAACATACTTGTTGCTACTGCAGGTCTAAATTCATCTACCTTTTCAGATGCCTTTGCGAACAAAAGATCTTTAATCTTATCGCTGATCTGAGAAGGTGACTCATCAGATGCAATCATATCTAGAAGATCGTCCATTTTTAATTAATGTAATTCTGTTCTATTTATTAAATCTTCCCACCTCTTGGTTTGGGCATTTCCGCAGCAGAACCATCGGCAACAGTTTCATTACCTTGAGATTCTAAATCTGGTTCCATTACTGGTTGACCCAAATCCATCTCACCCCCACCATCCATTGGCATTCCAGTATTTGGATCAACTGGTGCATTGGGATCTGGAATTATCCCATCTTTAATTTCTTTCTCAATAATCTTATCTTGATCTATAATTTCCTGATCAGTTTGTCTGAGGATCTTTCTTCTGATATAATCCTGGGAATAATACTTACCAACATAAGGTTCTGCAGTTGCAACCAAATTTAAACGCTCTGTTAGCAACTCTGCTTCCTTGAGTTCTGAGAAGTGATTATCATACAGATAGTCATACTGAATATGCTCTTTCATTGATTCCCAATCTTCGGGAGTGATGATGTTCTTAAGAATAAGTTGAGTTCTTAGGAGATCGTTAAAAAGATTAGAGAATCTCTTACGCAGACGACCAACAAACTTAGTGAACTTAAGTTCATCTCTTAGAATTTCTGAAGATCTTCCGAGATTAAATCCACCCGAAGATTCCAATCTAGATGATGGGACATTCAGAGACTTGTATAGTTTTTGTTGGAAATAATTGATATCAGTAATTTCTCCAAGATTTTGACCACCTGGAAGAGTAGTAATTTCAGTTCCTCTACCACCTTCTCTTCTTGGAAGCCAAAAATCTTCCATCATACTCATAAACTTTTTATCATCACGAATCTCGCCAGTTTGAGCATCGTAAACTAACTTATTGCGATATCTCATCATAACATCACGGAGATATTGCTCCGCTTTAACTTTGGGTAGATTACCTACATCAATATAGAAAATTCTACGCTCTGGAGCACGAGATAATCTATAGATAACCAAAGAATCCTCAATCATTCTTAATTGATTGAGTGCTTTGATTGCTTTATGAAGATAAGATAATGTTGATCCCTTATTTCTATCTACAAGACCTGATGTGCAATATGCGATTGAATCTCTTGAAAATTTGATTCCTTGGCTATTCGACCCACCCATTGCTGCTGGGTTGCTGGTCGGATATGCCATTTTTGGATTGTATAGGAAATACTCTTCGACCTCTGGAAACTCATAATCCATTGGATTATCAGTATTGGCGTTACCCATTCTATATGGGTCTTTATCAGTTTTCCTTTGCTGCCTTACATATCTTACTTTGAGAGCATCAATGTATCTTAGTTCTTTAATACCTTCTTCAGGTTTCTTTAAATCTATTACTTTGTGATAATAAAGGCGGCCGTCAACATACCAATTTCTATAAATTTCGTGGCACTTTTTATCAAAATCTAACAACTCTAGAATATATTTAAATTCTTCTCTAATCTTCTTCTTAATATTATCACTTGCGTTTAAATTTGATAGTTCAACTTCAACTGGACTATCATTGGAGTCTGAAACAATTGCTTCGTTGACAATATCTTCAATGGCACTATCACATTCTGGGTGAAGTGCCATTTCACGATATCTTTTAATTAGATCATATTCTGTTCTGTAAATCCCTTCAATATCAACATAAGATCCGAAAAAACCACTCGTTAAATAATGGTCAACCCCGTCCTCATTATTTTGAGGAACGGGGGACAATGTAGTTGATGATTTTTTCTCGTTATTATCTTCAATAGAGAAACCAAATAGTTTTGCCATGAATAAAGTTTAGTATGCTTCTATTATTTATTAGCTAATAGATACTCCAGTTTGATCAGTAGCACCACCACTATCTTGCTGAGAACCTGCAGTCCAGTAATTAACTTGGAATTCTACAGTATATTCCTCAACTGTATCAGAGGTATCATATGAAAGATCAATCTGAGAAATATTAGTTGGGAAAATATCATAGAACAAGTATGTTCTCAGTGGAGTGATAGCCTGACCCGCTTTGTCACCAAAGTTAGTTGTTGATGCTTCCATTCTATTGGAACCACCTCTGCCAAGTTGGTGAACAATGGCATTGGTCATATAGGATGCTGGATTGGTTGCACCACTGTTGTTATCAAGTTTGCTGATTCCGTTCATCCAGATCTCAAATGCTGATCTGAGTCTGAAGTCTTCGTCGTTGATAACAGTTACAGTCCAAGTATCGAAAGTTCTGTCTCCAGCAACTTTCATAATTCTCCCTCTAAAGGGAACATCAATTGGTGCAATATTTGAAGCTGGCAGAGCAGCTGCTTTACAAAGGAAATTAAATGTTTCCTGATCCCAGTCAGCGCCGCCGGCGGCGACTGGGAAATTTGGAATATCAACTTCAAATAGATTAGGTCTAGCGCCGCCACCTGCTAGTTTTGATTTGAACCCCGTGATAGTTCTAAGGTTAGACATTTTGAAATCCTCCTTCTGTAATTAATTTATATTAAAAATCAAACTCTTCCAGCAACTTCTTCGAAGCTTACACCTGTGCGAGTTGCTACAAATGTTAGCGTCACGAAGTTGATAGATTTGGCAGGTTTCAGATAGATATCTGCTCTAAATTCATTATTATCAATAATATCAGGGGTGTTGTTTGTTTCATCGCAAACTACGAGGAAGTCATAGATTCCTCTCTTTGCCTGAACATCACGGAGGTATGGTTCAACAATATTTACAAAGTTTGCCCTTGTAATCTGATCATTCAACTCGAAGAGTTGTGCTTGAGCAGTTCTTTCGAGTGCTTGCTCAACTGTTAGGAACAATCTGCGAACGTTAATTCTGTCGAAAGCAGATGCAAATCCTAGCGCAGTCTTATCACCGAAGAGGAGAACGCCAATTCCGGGTTGATTAACAATTGAGTTAATTCTTAGTGGATAAAGTTGATCTCTCTGTGCTTTATTTGGATTATATGCAAGTTTAATTGCATTGTTTAGAATTCCTCTTTGCTGACCAGCTGGTGAGAACCAAGGGAACGCGAAGATTGAAGTTCTAACACAAAGTCCAGCAACGTCTGGGTTGCAAGGAATATAACGGAACTTGTTATTGAATCTATCAAAGGTATACTTATATCCACTATCAAAGATTGCATAAGATGAAGATGGTAAGTAGCTGAAGAATTCAATAATATTATCGGTTTGAGTATCTGTGCTTGTAATGTCAACTACATCTCCTCTGTGTGGAGAAATAACTGCAATACAATCTTTTCTACCATCAGCAATAGAAATAAGTTCTGCTGCCTTTGCTCTAGATTCATCTTTATCACCAAGTCCAGGACCCATAATTAGGTAATCTACCTGAACTTCATCTCTATTTTCAAATAGTCTGTATGAAGTGATTAGATCTCCTAGAGTTGCAGTTAATCCGCCATTGGCATCATAATCCACACCACCCTGAAGAACGTATGTCTGATTACCTAAAGCACTGAAGGTTTTATCTTGAGCTGGTTCATTCCAAAGTCCTTGTGCTGTGGTAGTTGCAGCAAATTGTGCAGCACCAGTTGTTCCAGGTAAAATATCTGGATCAAATCCGGTTTGAACAATATCTTCGCTATTGCTTTCATCTGAAGGATTATCTCCAACATAGACATATTGTGAGAATCTTGCGAGATAATCTTTCCACCAAATTCTTTCTGGAGAATTTACTGCGGATACAGCATCCGATGCCTTTGAAAGATTGAGGAATTTCTCCAAAAGATTTCCTCTAATTCCTGTTACTGTTCCAGTATCATCAAAAACTGCAACGTGTAGAGCGTCATTTCTACCGTTTCTATCTCTTGACCACTGGGTTGTAACTGGTTTTGGTGCAATAGATCTCCAGAAAATTACTGCATTATTGAGTGGAACTACTTGTTGATCGTACCAATCTTCGGCAGTAGCGGCACCGATCTGGCCAGTTGCTAGTGCAGTTGTTCCTAATCCAGTGTAGGTAATATTCAGAATGTTACCTGCTTTAAATGATGTTGCCTGGCTCTTAGGAGCATATTCAATGAAAACTTCGGTTGCGGCTGTTCCAACATTTCTGTTGAAAGTTACTGCAGTTCCTGGAGCAGGTGAAGATGATGTAATTGTGATGTTTGAAGATAATGTTACAAAAGTTGATGCGACTGAAGTAATTGTTCTAGATGCAAATCCTGTCAGAACAACCAAATCTCCCGCAACAATTCCTGCTGTGGAATCAACATAAACTCTGTTTGTAGTACCAGTTCCGACAACGCTAGATGCTGTTGAAACTGTGGTTACTCTGAGTTTTGTTAGTTCTTCTACTGCATTTTCATATCTGGATACAATCTTAACATCAAATTCTGAGTTTTGATCTTCAGAATCAGTTCTTACTCCAGTTACAACTGCTTTTAGATAACCATTAACAACTCTGGTTCTACCTCTTGCGGAAATTTTTTGGTCAACTAGAGGAACGGTCACTCCAGCGCCAACTTGAATTCCGTGTGCAATCAAGCTAGTGGTTTTGATACCGATTGTTTGATCTGCGAAATCATCAATGAAGCAAACTTTTAGATTATTTGCCCAAGAACCTGGGTTCTTTGCGGCAAAAATGTAATCTGCGATATCGTCTGCAAAGTTTGCATTATAATCATCAAAGTTTTTGATTAAAAGATCTGCTTGTCCAACGCCATTTTTGTTAGCATTTGCATTGACAAGTGAATCTCCACTTGTTCTTACAACTTTAAGAACACCGCCATATGATAAGTATGAGGATGCACTCATCCAATACTCATACTGAGCATCTTTGTTTGATGGTTTGCCAAATACTTGAAGCAGTTCATTCTCGGTTGTGATGTCAGTTGGTTCATCAACTGGACCACGGGGGAATGGACCTGCAATTGCACCGATATTGTCGAGGACATTATCGGCTCTCCCTACGGTTAAATCAACTTCTCTAATAAGTATACCAGGAGATAATTGAGGAGTCGCCATGTTTTTCTCCTAAAACTCTCAGTTTATCTAAAAAATATTTATTAAAAATACTTCTTTCAGTGGGGAAACGATGCATGAATCCTCCCCTACCAGTCTGGATATTGCCAGTTGGAAGAATATGCTTTTTTCCTTTTAGATTGTATCATCCTTTTTATTGTACATTCTTTGCACTCATATGAATATGATGATGACAAAGTATTATTTTTTCTTATTCTATAAAAGCTATCTGTTAAACTTTTTGCAATTTTACAAGATCTACACTTTCTCTCTGTTAAAAATAAATGATCCAAATCAAACTGATCATTAACGTCCATTATAGATAATCCCACATATAAGATCTATCTCCATATTCATCAACATACCATCTATCCCCATCAGTATCAACAAAACTTCCAGACTCTGTGCCATCTACAATAAACCCAAATGGTGCCATATCCTGCTCTATTTGATTTTTTTGTTCTTCATATAGTCTTTTTCTAACATCTTGATCGGTTAGTTCCTTAAAATAATCCTGAGCAACCAACCAAGCATATATGACTAAGCACATTGCTAGGTCATCATTACAACCTTCTTCCGCCTCAAATGAATTATGTTTTTGTATGAATGTTGTCAACTCACTCATAATTTCATAATCTTTAAAAAGAAGTTTGTTCTCTTCAATCATAGTTTTTAAATTAAGGCATCCAACTTTCTTAACTGTTTTGGACATCTTAACTCCAAGTTGAGTTTTCTTTCCAGAAAATCCTTGTCCAACAATTTGTCCCGCCCTTCCCCTCATAGAACACATAAGAAGATTTTGATACTCTAAATCATAATGTATAATTGATGCTACTTGATCTCCTACATCATTTACTTCACATAATATATAAGAGTTGTTATAGTTTTTAGCAACATCTACAATGACGTTAGGGAAAAGCATAGGTTTAATTTCATTATTTCTATACTTAGCAACAATTTGATGTGGGAAGGTAGTTATATCAACCAGAGTAAATGCCGAATAATCAATACCAACTCCACGAGCAACATCCACGGTCATCAAATAATCGTGATTTTCCTTTGGATCTTCATAAACATCTAAACCAGCATTAGTTTTCTTCGGAGCATCATAAACTAGAGATCTCAACTTACTCGGTGATATCAAAGTATCAACAGATCCCAAAAATTCACATTCAAACTCAACTTTGAACTGTTGTTCCGAAGTGTTTGCTATCGTCTGTGCTTTCCAAGCCTCATCTCTACCTGGAACTTCAGACCAATGAACATCGGTATATACATATTCATTCTTTCCTCTTTCAGCATCATGCCACATTCTATAAAAGTGATTCATACCCTTGGGGGTAGAAACAATAATCACTTTTGTAGATTTACCGGAAGAA